ATGATATTCCCCTGATTAGGCTTTCGCCCGGTTATATAGCGTTTATTTCAAAAAGTCAACGTCGGCGACGGGCGCTGATAAACCCCGTCGTATTCGCTGTTCCCCCGGCGAAGGAAGTGAATCCCACCAAGAAAACAGTAGTCGTGGTTGAAAGACTTATTCGTGTAGGTATTGCCGGAACGGTTGTTGACCCTATGGCGTTAGTCACGGCCACGCCCGCCAGAAACGTATATCTCGGAATCGCCGGCAGCGTGGCCGAAGTCGTGCTTACGCCTGCCGCGCCTGTGGATATGGTCGTTCCGGCGTTCGCGATGTACTGCACCGCGCCCGTAACATCCCAATCTCCCGCCGTAAGAGAAAGCGACACTATGTTAGTGGAAGTGTTGCTGGTTATCGACGTGCTGCCGGAGGTCGCCTCTTGGTACTCCCCGATGCTGCCGGCGTTCGCGCTGTCGTTCGTAGTCGTTCCAACAATGCCGTTCGTGCTGGAAGGTGTGAACGCACCCGTGCTGGACAGCGTAGTGAACGCGCCGGTACTCGCCGCCGTGTTGCCGATCGGTCCGGGGGATGCGAAACGCGCGGTAAAGCCCGCGCCGCTAACAGTACCGCTCGCGGCAAGCGTCGTGAAACTGCCCGTGTTCGGCGTCGTCGCGCCGATAGACCCATTCAGTGCACCGCTAGTCGAACTGAGAGCGGTGAAAGTCCCTGCTGCCGGGGTAGTGCCGCCAATCACCGCGCTGTTGATCGTGCCGCCGGTGATCGTCGGATTGTTCGCGAATGCCGGATCAGCAGCCGCGCCTTGGGAAATGAGCATCCCGCCGGCAGTTCCAGGTGCCGCAAAATTAACTTGGCTTGACCCTTCACCTATCACCACGGCGTTCGCCGTCAACGCGTTACGCCCTGTGCCGCCACTCGTCACCGCGACGGGTGTCGTTGCGTCCAGAGTCGTGAAGTGCCCCGCCGCCGGCGTCGTTCCGCCAACAACTGTTCCGTTGATTGTGCCCGTCGTGATATGCGCGCCGACCACTGTCGGATTCGGATACGTGCCGCCGAGGTCACCACCTGCCGGCCCTGTCGGGTCGCTCGCGACGCTGTTCAGCGCAATAGTCGTCTGCTGCGCAAGGCTGTTCACCGCCGCTTGGACTTCTTCGGGCGGAACGTCGGTTCCCGCTGAGCGTACGACGTACGGGATGATCCGGAAGGTATCAGCCATAGAGCACCCTGATTCGTTCTTTCAGCGTTGGATGGCTTGCCGTCTGGTGCTTGGCGTTCGTCTTGTCCAGCGCAATCAGGAACATCATGAGGCCGTGCCGGTGCCCTTTCTTCACGGCATATTGATCCGCTTCCAGTTCCTGTTTCCTGCACAGCGCGAAGTAATCCGCTGTGCGGAAAAATGCCATCAGCGAAACGATCCACAGGATACGCTTCCACGCGTGGAAGTGAACAAGGTGGCCGCGCTCGTGCGCCAGAATGGCGTCCTGTTCCATCCGGGAAAGAAGACCGAACTCTTTGCCCGTCTGGATCGTGAACCAAGGGGTAGAACGTGCAATCATCGCGGCCCCATCTGTGCGTCCTGAACTGAATCAGGGTGGATCATACCTGCGGGGCCCTGCGGACGGGGTTGCCCCGGAATCGCGCCCGGTCGCGGAGTGCCGGCCACGCCGGGGCCTGCGCCGCCCGGTACGCCCTGTTGGCCCGGTTGCGGGGGTTGGTTCTGCATCATCTTCTGTTGCATGGCTTGCTGATGCGCCTGAATGTGCGCGCGGAAGAGGCCTGCCGGATCTCCCGTCAGCGTGGCGCCGCGCATATGCGAAGCCAGGTGGCGCTGGTCGTCGTCCGCCGGGTGCACGTTCGCGGGCATGCCGTTGTGCATCATCAGGTTTTCGTCTTCCGGATCGACGTGATACAGATTGCGCTCATCGATCAGGATACGCGGGCCGAGCTCAGGCCCAAAAATCTGCTCTGTACCGTATTCCAGAATCGGGCCAACGTTCAGGCGTCTGCCGTCCAGTTGCTGCGGGGGAATGCCGCGAAGGACGTTCATCCACGCAATCATCTGCTGCATGCGCTGCAAACCCGCCTGATAGGCGGTGCCGCACCAGCGGAAGAAGTACCGTTCATTGAACGCCTGAACGGGAATCTCTTCCTGCTTCGCCCGCGCGCCGACTTCGCCCATTGTCACGACAGTCAGTTCCTTCGTGCGGAATTGACGATCGAGCTCGAACATGCGTTCCAGAAGCGGATTCAGCATGCAGCCTTCGTAGCGCTTCGCGTGGTCGATAATGTTCGATTGCTGTTCCTGCGCCTGTGCTGCCGCTGCCGCCTGGTTCTTCCGGCCTGCCGGCATCTTGCCTAGCATGGCGTCGTTGACTTCCATGCTCTCGTTGATCTGCGCCTTGATCGCCTGGCAGAGCGCGACGGCATCCTTATAGATCGCCGGGAACTGCGCGAACTGCGTCTTCTGCGGGTCCGTCAGCCACACGGCAGCAAGACCCATGACCATCGACTGATAGTTCGGGTTTGCCAGTGGATCGGTCATCACGATAGGAAGGAGCCCGTACTGCGCGCTGTCCTGACCCATGTTCCAGTAGTCGTTCAGGTTCCACTGGAGATACTTTACCGGCTCGATTCGCGAGATACCGTAAATCGTTCCCTGAATCCGTTCCACAGGCGCCGTGATGATCGGGCGTTTCTTAGACCAAAATGGATTGCGGATAATGCCAAGAATGACTTCAGGACCGGCGTAATAGACGAAACAGGGCTCTTTGCCTCTGCCTTCTTCCAGTTCCAGATTCGTGTGAACTTCATAGATCAGTGCGTACTTGTACGTGCCTTCCGTGCGCACGCCGGCATCTGCCGTGCGGCGCTTCTGGGGCACGCGCTTCTGACGACCGCCGTCCGGTTCGTTCAGATTGTCCATAATTTCTTTCGCGTTCCAGCCGACGAAGACACCCTCATCGATGAACTGCTGGACGGATTCCTTCGACAGGCGCAGGCGCACTGCCGTAGCGGTGGCGCGCTCGATGTCGTTCACGGTCGGAGGGTAGACAGCCAGATCATCAACCGCCATCGGCGTGATATCCGGCATTTCCTCCACGATTTCCTTCTCTTCCGTGTCCCACTCTTCGTCGGCGGTGATGTCTTCCACGTCCTCACCCGCGATCGTCTCAACGATCGGCGGCTTGCGGACGAGCTCCGTCACGCGGCGCGTGGTTCGCATCCAGTCGATATACAGCAGCCACTGGCCTGTCACGTCGCCCGACAGCAGATCTGCACGAACGATATCCTTCAGGTTCGTTCGGCGAATGTAATGCTCAAGTAAGGCGAGGGTAGGAAAAGGGGTAACGTCAGAAGGCCCCACCGCGTCCACATGCTTGTAATTGGCGGGAAAGAGCGTTGCGAGCGTTCGCTTGCAACGGGCGTTGATCGCGTCGCGCGCTGCCGGAATGTAACACTGGCTATTGCCTGTGTACTGCTGGTTTTCGTCGGGTCTGGCATTGTAGATGTTCCAGTATTCCTCGACGTGATCCGACTGCTGCTGTTTGTTCTCGTAGCACTTCTGGATCTTCGGATACAGCTTGCAGGCGTCGATATAGGCTTCCGAGTCCAGCTCTTCGGCCCAGTTCTCCAGCTCGTCACCCGTGCGCTCAGCGTCAATAACCCGGCTATCGACCGTTTCGATGACCGGGTTATCGTCTTTCTTCTCTTCTTTCTTTTTTCGGGCCATTTAGCCGTCCCAGCCTTCACTGATCATCCGATGACTTTACCCTTGAGCTTCTGCGCCAGCTTCGAACCCGTATTCCGGTCCGCCGGCGTGCGACGCGGGCGGTCATCCGGTTCCGGCTTCTTGCGCGTCTGGCCGAAGAATTCCCGGATGTCCTTCGACTCCGACGAATTCTTTCCGTTGCCATCGCGATGCGGTTTGAGCACGGCCATGATCAATACCCCATCTTGCCTTTCGTGGTCCGCTTCGGTTGCTCCTTCGTACGCTCTTTGTGCGTCGAAGTGCGCTCACCGCGACCGGGTAGGCTCTTACCCTTCGGCGACGAATAGACTCTGGCCATCCGGCCTTTCTTTTCTTCCGGCATGATCACAGCCCCTTGCGCGACATCTTCTCACGCATGCCGGGACCTTTCTGCTTCTCGCCTACGGCTTCCGGTTTGCCTTGCGAACCGCCTTGCTGCTTGCCGAGCACGAAGTCTACGGGCTTTTGCGACGGCGACTTAGGGTGAATCGTTCGGGAAATTGCCATTATCTTCTCCGATTGGGAAGAGTTGAAAGATAGCTTGCGCCTTGCGGGTTTGTAGCACTAAACAGGTTATCCGGCAAGGAATTATTCGCCTGCGATGTTAGCACAAACACCGCCGCCTCCAACCCTTCCAATAACGTTCGATGCGCGCCGCGCTCCGGTTCCGTGGCCTGCTGCCCCGTCTTTCCGACCTGAAAGCAGTAGCCGCCGGCCAGGGCGTTCAGCGTATGCCGCGCGTTTGAATCCACCAGAAACAGGCGTTTGCCCTTGCTCTCCGTGCGGATCATCGGCGAGAGCGCACCCCGCGACATGCTCGGATACGCGCCGCGCATCGGGTTCATCTTCGCAGTTCGCAAGGCGGTCATCAGCGGCAGACGGTCCGCCTGATCCGCCACGTCACCCGGAATCCAGCACGTCAGCCTTGCTCGCGGGAAAGCTGCGCGTACAAGTTGCAGCACGTCCGGTACAGCCTGCGCCGGAGGGACAGGCGAAATCCAGTCGGCAACCACGGCAAGTCGCTCACCTTCAACAGAAACAAGCACCGCCGTAGTCTCGCCCCCGCTCGCGTTGAAGCAGAGCGCCATCGCATCGCGGGCAGAAGGTTCATATCCATCGATGATGTTGTATGCGCCGAAGTCTTCATAAACGGGTACCCCTGAAAACACGCGCTGCGCATAGGCCAGTGCGTTAAGAATGTCACGCTTGCCGGAAGGGAAGTTCAATATTTCCGCGACGAGTTGCGCGTGCTGGCCCTGTCCGCCGACGAGAACAATGTCCCCGGCTTCAAAGAACGGTTGCAGACCCATGATGAACTGTTCTTTCGAACGGTCCTGCGGCGCCTGAATGGGTTTGAGCGCCAGACTCACGCCGCGCCGCAACATTTCCGCGCGCATCGGCTGAAGCAACCACTCATCAAGCGAATTCTTTTCTATCGCCACAGTTGCATCACCGTAACGCGCCGACGTGGTGAAGGTGTCCGCGATTATCTGGTCAGGTTTCCAGTACTCGCCGCTGCTCGCGTGCACGTAGATTCGGGTTCCGAGCCGAGAAAGAACCACTCGGCCCGTCCGGTCAGAACTAGCCACGCTAGCAGTACGGGCAGGATCAACCACCAGAGTTTTCGGTAGCCACGGCGCCGGATCAATCGCTATCTCCCGGATATGCTCACTCTCGAACGGCTTGTCCTGCGAGCCGATCGCCATCAGCATGTATTCCTGCATGAACCCGCGCAACTGGCCGGCGGACTCCATCTTGTCCTTCTCGCGCCGTATCCACTCCATCGGGTAGCGCTCCGGCCACGTGGCAACCGTCTCCGGGTCATCGATATCCCCGTTGCAGATCGGGAATCGCAGCGAAGTCCAGTACTTGTCCGCCCGCAATCTGGTGATCATGCAGTCTTCGGCCAGCGGGGTTCCTGTTACGCGGATCTTCCCCTTCTCCTTGTCCATCGCGGGCATGAGTTCAAGGTATATCTTGCGCATGGACGCGTCCACCGACGCCTTGTCCTTCACGCGCTCCTTGTTCTCGATATCG